ATATGGCTTGCAATATCAGTTTTCTGTTAGACAAGGAATACCTAAAGGAGCATGAATCGGAGGTATAGCGAATGTTAAACCCAGCAGTGAGTAACTTAATCAAAGAGATGAAGAAACCTTGCCCATTTTGTGGAGGCTCAGCTCATCTATGGAGGTGGGGGAGAAAGTTTGACAAGACATCACGCCAGTACGCAGTAAAGTGCTACAGATGTATGACCCACTCTGAGCCATCAGAAGACCCAAAGCAAGCTGTCATCAATTGGTACAACGAGAATTTTAGTGAGTTTCAAAGAAACGCAAATATAAGACTGAAAAAGGACGAGGCTCACGAGGACGGAGCTTTGACAATCATTTACCGCATACTAGAGTCGGCATCAGGAGAGTTTAGATCCAAGTACATAAGATATCTCACAACAGACAAATGCGATATAAAATATGAGAGGTTCAAGCAAGACATGGAGAGTTGTGAAAGAAGTTTGATAAGCACGATTGAATTTTGGCAACCAGCAGTAGACGGAAAAACGGCAGTCGAGAAAGTAAAGGCAGATATAAGAGCAGAGCGAGGTGTATAGCCATGATAGACTACGAATCAGTAAGGCAGTTGAAGACACTACGCAGAGCTGCAGAGGGTTTAAGATACTCCATAACGCACCCACCCTATACGATAGTCACAGACTACTACAAAGATTATCGTACGGGAAAAGGAATACCTAAAGCACTAATTGGCGTTGAGATTGACGAAAAGGTGGTTAGGAAAAGAGAGAGGGAGCTGGAGAACAAACTAGGAGAGATTGAGCAAGCCATCAAGAGCATAGAGAGTGAAATCGACCAAGTAAAAGACATAGAGCTCAGAGAGATACTAAGGCTATATTGTATCAACGAGGAAACTCACGAGAAGATAGGCGAGATCATGGGACTTGAACGCTCAACAATCTCAAAGCGACTCAGTAGCTTTTGGAAGAAAAGTAACAGCTGAAAAGTTTCACAGCATTCACATTTTTAAGGTGCTATAGTGTAGTTAGTGAAAAGAGGTATTGGGCGAACTCCTTTTGTAAATATTTTATATAATCACTCCACAGAGGGCACTTCTAGTCATAGAGGTGTCCTTTGTGTTTGTCTAATAAAACAAGCTAATTGCTAGAAAGGTGGTGGTGTATTGTGAAGAAAAAAGATAAATTAACTCTTAAACAAAAGAAATTTGCTGACGAATACATCATCAGTGGGAATGCGACACAGTCAGCAATAAAAGCGGGATACAGCAAAAAAACAGCTGGTGTGATAGCGGTTGAAAACTTAGAAAAACCTAACATCAAGGCTTATATAGACAAAAGGCTCAAGGAGTTAGACGATAAAGCCATCGCAAAGCAAGAAGAAGTACTGCAGTATCTCACTGCTGTAATGCGAGGTCAGTCAAAGAGTGCCGTTGTTGTCATCGAGGGATTAGGCGAGGGACTGTCTGAGGCAAGGCTGATAAATAAGACTCCAGACGAAAAAGACCGAATTAAGGCAGCAGAGCTACTAGGTAAGAGATATGGTGCGTTTACCGAGAAGGTCGACATAAGCGGTGACATGAGTCTAAGCATTGAGGTGGACTATGGCACAGAAGATACAAATACAAAGCAATAAAGCCTTTAGCGAAGTACATCGCAGTAAAAAGCGATATATAGCACTAAAAGGCTCGGCTGGTAGCGGAAAGAGTGTAGACACAGCACAGCAGTATCTTATAAGGCTATTAAAAGACAAGGGGCGAAACCTTGTGTGTATTCGTAAGTCTGATGTGACCAATAGAGACAGTACATATGCGGAACTGACGGGAGCCATATACCGACTAGGACTTGATAAGTATTTCGAGTGCAGATTGTCACCTCTTCAGATAAGATGCATCAATGGGAATATGATTATATTTCGAGGTGTGAATGACGAAAAGCAACGAGAGAAACTCAAGTCAATCACATTCCAAAAGGGCAAGCTGACAGATGTATGGATTGAAGAGGCTACAGAATTAACACAATCCGACTTTGAAATCATAGACGATAGACTTCGAGGAAATCTTCCAAGCGGTCAATTCTATCAAATCAAGATGACATTTAATCCGGTCAATAAAAATCACTGGATTAAAAAACAATTCTTCGATAGGCAAGACGAGAATACACTCACTTGCCACAGTTCTTACCTTGACAATCGCTTTATAGACGATGCATACAAGGCGAGAATGCAGAGAAGAAAGGAAGTAGATCCAGACGGCTATCGCATATACGGATTAGGAGACTGGGGAGAAATCGGAGGACTAGTCCTAAAGAATTGGGAAGTCGCTGACATCAGTCAAAACGCAAATGACTACGACGATGTAGCAATCGGTCAAGACTTCGGCTTTAACCACGCAAACGCAGTCTTACAGCTTGCAATCAAGGACGACGACATATATATCCTAAAAGAGATATACGTCTACGAGAAGGACACATCAGAGATTATAGATATAGCTGATACGATGGACCTTGTCGGTAAAATGTGGTGTGACTCAGCTGAGCCTGATAGGATAAAGACATGGAAGAAAGCTGGCTACAAGGCAGAGGGAGTCACGAAAGAAAAGACAACCAAACAGAAATACCAAGCCACTCAGATTGACTGGCTAAAGAGACGTAAGATATATATACATCCATCTTGTGTGAATACAAAGAGGGAGATTGAACAATGGAAGTGGAAGAAGGACGAGCAGTCAGGCAAGTACCTAGACGAGCCAGTTCCTTTTTTTGATGACGCAATGGCAGCACTTCGATATGGAATCGAGGACTGGCGAAAGCCGTCAACAGTTAAGCTAAAGACATTTAAGGAGGGAATCTAGTAGATATGAAATCGAAAAGACCATATGTGTTACCTTACGCACTTGTATGCAGTGAGCAAGAGATAAGCGAAGGTATCAAAGGCGACTTGATCCAAAAGCAAATCGCAAAGCATAACAACATGTTACAGAGATATACGTACCTCGAGAACATGTACAAAGGTTTTCACGACATATTTAAGGGTCCAGATAAAGAGAACTGGAAACCAGATAACAGACTAGCAGTGAACTTCCCTAGATATATAACGGACACTTTTACAGGATATGGCTACGGAGTACCTATCAAGGTGACGCATCCAGATGAAAAGGTGAACGATGCTATACAGCTTTTCGGCAGACAGAACGAGATCACTGACCACGAGGCTGAGATGGTAAAGAAGTGCTGTATATATGGGCATGCGTTTGAGTTCATGTATCAGAATGAGCAACACGAGACAAAGGTATCGTCAATCTCACCTAAAGAGCTGTTTGTTGTGTATGACGATAAGCTCAGTCAAAGAGCATTGTTTGCGGTTAGGTATGGAGTATATCCACAATCTAGCGACAAGGCTGGAAAGACCTATGGTGAGGTTTACACAAAGAACTTCATATACACCTTTGAGGATAAGAAGGTCCAAGAGGCAGAGGAGAACCCTTACGGTTTTATTCCTTGCGTTGAGTGGAGACTGAACGACGAGCGAATGGGCCTATTTGAGCCTATCACTGGACTTGTTGAGACATACAACGCAACACTAGGCGAAAAGGCTAACGATGTTGATGCGTTCGCTGAGGCATATCTTGCTATATTAGGAGCCGAGCTTGATGATGACGGAGTAAGGCATATTCGTGACAATAGAATCATTAACCTTTATGGCACGGATAACGCAAAGGATATTCTTATTCAGTTCTTGCAGAAACCAACAGCAGATGGAACACAAGAGAACCTACTCAACAGACTTGAGACACTGATATATCAAATCTCTATGGTGGCGAATATTTCAGACGAGAGCTTTGGAAATGCAACGAGCGGAGTATCACTAGCATACAAGCTCCAGGCAATGAGCAACCTTGCTTTGACCTTTGACAGAAAGATAGAGAAGAGCTTGAGAAAGCGATACAAAATCTTTTGTAGTCTGGCAACAAATGTACATGATCCATTAGCTTATCAAGACATTGAGATAAAGACGACTAGGAATATTCCAGTCAACACTCAGAACGAGGCACAGATTGCGTCAACATTGCAAGGTGTCGTATCAAAAGAAACTCAGCTGAGCGTACTGTCAATCGTTCCAGATGTTAGACGAGAGATAGAGAAGATGGACGAGGAAGAGGAAGAGGCAAGAAAGAAACTATCAGCAGTAGACTTACTCTTTGCTGACGAAAGCAAGGAGCAGAACCATGACGAGGAGTAAAAGGAAACGCAATCAAAATGCAGTATATTGGCGAGAACGAGAGACCGAGGCTATAAGGCACAGAATCAAGGACGAGCAAAAATATTTCAAAGAGGTGAAACGTGTCTTTGACAATGCGTCTGTCAATATCGACAAGGAAATAAAAGCCTTTTATATGCGATATGCAAGTAAAGAGGGGATAACACTTGCCGAGGCTAAGAAAAGAGCCTCACAGATGGATATAGAGGCTTTTAGCAACAAGGCAAAGCGATATGTTAAGACTAAAGACTTCTCAGACCAAGCAAACGAGGAGCTGAGGCTCTATAACCTCACCATGAAGGTGAATAGGCTGGAGCTACTTAAGGCAAATATCGGACTAGAGCTTGTCGATGCATATCAAGATTTAGAGGACATCACACGCAAGGCGATGACAGAGCGAACGAGAGAGGAGCTCAAGAGACAGTCGGGAATATTAGGAGAAAGTATCAACGACAGTAGAAAAGCCGTTGAAGACATCATCGGACAATCGTTTTATAACGCTACATTCTCCGACAGAATATGGCACAATCAGACCTTGCTCAAGTCACAGCTTGACACTCTGATATCAACAGGACTGATACAAGGGCGAAACCCTAAAGCACTAGCTGGAGAACTTCAAAAGGTTTTCGGAACATCGAGGTACAATGCAGAGCGACTGCTCATCACTGAGCTGGCAAGGGTGCAGACACAGTCACAGCAAAACGCATATGAGCAATGCGGGTATGACGAGTATCAGTTCATCACGATAGGAGCTGGTGCTTGTCCTATTTGCAGACCGATGGACGGAAGGACGTTCAAGGTTAGGGACATGATGGTGGGCGAGAATGCTCCGCCTCTTCATCCTAACTGTAGGTGTAGCACTAGTGCGAGCACAGAAGATAAAGTCCTTAGCAAAAACGTTGAATTGCCACAGGAATTGTTAGAGTCTAATCAAATTGATGACACTTTAAAAAAGGGAATTTCTAAAGCACTTGAGAGAATAGAAGAGAATTACAATATTACGATTGATAATATTGAGTTTGCACCTTTTGATAACGAAGGAGCTCCGTTTACATATGTACCTTATTCAAAAGATGGGATATATAAAGCAAAATTGAATATCAATTCTAGTTTTAACTGGAATAAAGATATTGAATCGTTTAATGCAAGGATATATAATAATTATATAAACCACAATCTTGCGTGTAGAAATTTAGATGACTTAATACTTCACGAGGCGGCACATTTTAAAACCTTTGAAGATTGTAAAACATGGAGTGAGTTTCTCCAATTAGAAAAAGAGGTTAGGAAGAAATTCATACCGGGTGTATCAAACTATAACGATGGGAGCTTAGATGGTGCTGAAACAATTGCTGAGGGTGTAGTCGCAATAAAAAATGGAGACAAGGTGTCTCAACAAATTGCAAATTTAGTAAAGGAGTATACAGGATGGTAGTTTTTTCAGATTGTATGGAATGTGAACGCTTCTACAACGATAGGACCTCACACAAGTGTTGTTGTGAGGCATACCCCGATGGCATTCCTCGAAAATGGTATCTTGAAGGAAGACCAAAGAAAGTAAAAGAATGTAATAATGGAATCGGTTTTAAACCTGAGTCTAGTACAGAAGTACAGAAGAATAGCAGATAAAATACACAAAATCTCGACTGAGCTTGTGTATTTTTTTTATTTTAGTTTGAAAGGGAGTAGGCACAATGAATATACCAAAGAAAATTAAAGCTTTACATCTTGAGTATGAGGTTATAGAAGACAGAAATATACATGAAGGCAGCACTGAATTGTTTGGACAAGTACAGTACATCCAGCAAAGGATATTACTAAACGAGGAAGCAAGCTACCCACGAAAGTGTGAAACACTAATACATGAGGCAATCCACGCACTTGACGATGTTTACAACATTGGTCTTGAAGAGAAACAGGTGGAGCAGTTAGGGGTTGCGTTATATAACTTTTTAGAAGATAACAAGGTGGTGCTATTTGATAACAATTTACAATAGCAAGGACAGAATATCCGTTGAGGGTCACGCAGACTATGGACCCTACGGACAAGATATCGTTTGCAGTGCCGTATCGACACTCTTACAGACTTATATTGAGTCAGTGGCGAATCTGTCAAGCGACGAAATAAAATACAGCATAGGCGAAGGGAGAGCCTTCGTAGAGCATAAGGCTTTATCAGTACAAGGAAAAGTTCTGAGAGAGTCTTTTTTTATAGGCATAAACGGAGTGGCAACAGCCTACCCCGATAATGTACAAATAATCAATTCTACAGTAGCGGATGACATGGGGGAATATGATTCCAATGTGTTGGACGAAGGAGGAAACAAAAATGGAAGTTATTAAGAAGTGGGAACTACAGTTATTTGCAGATGGTGATGATGCTGGGACCGATGGTGGTAATGGCACAGAGCCAGCAGAACCAAACAAAGAGGGAAATAACGGAGGAGAGCAGAGCAACGGCTTTGACGACTTCCTAAAGGACCCTAAGAATCAAGCAGAGTTTGACCGCAGAATCGAGAAAGCAATCAAGACAAGAGAGTCCAAGCTAGAGGACAAGTACAAAGAGGACTTGAAGAAGGCTCAGACCGAGGCGGAAAAGCTAGCTAAGATGAACGCAGAGCAAAAGAAGGACTACGAGCTAGAGCAGATACGTGAGGAAAACGCAAGGCTAAAAGCACAGTCTGAAATGATGGAGCTTAGAAATACAGCGTCAACTCTACTATCTGAGGCTGGCATTGAGGCTAATAAGGATATGCTAGATCTAGTAGTCAATGGCGATGCAGAAAAGACAAAGGGCAACATTGAGAAACTTGTTAGCATTGTTGAAAAGGAACTCAAGGCTGCAGAGGTAAAGCGAGCAACTGGTAGAACGCCTAACAATTTTAATAACAATAACGGCAATCTCAGCCCACTTGAGCAGAAGATTGCCAAGTACAAGAAATCATAAACGAAAGTAAGAAAGGATATTGAGAAAATGGAAAAGAGAAGATTTGACCTACAGCTATTTGCACAGGGCGAGAATAACGGAAGAGGAATCGCAGTATACGGAAAAGAGTTCAAGGAACTCCTTGAGGCGATATTCGGTGTCGAGGCATACTTTGCGGACTTCTTTGTTGGTGACACCATCGAGGCACTAGACGGAGTAGCTAACAACAAGGTAGCTTTCACAGTAAAGACCTCAGATATTCCGGTAGTAGTCAGTACATACAGCAAGGACCCAGCTACAGGCTTTGGTGCTGGCACAGGCAAGACATCAAGATTTGGTGAGAGAAAAGAGATTACTTACACAGACGTAGATGTGCCTTATTCATGGAATTGGTCAATGCACGAAGGACTAGACAGAGCGACAGTAAACGCAGACATGGACACAGCAGTAGCTGACAGACTAGAGCTACAGGCACAGGCTAAGGTTGGACAGTTTAACGCACATCACGGAAAGTTTATCTCAGACAATGCTGGCAAGACAATTGCTGGAGGCGTATCCGTAACAAAGGACAATGTTGGAGAGATATTCTCCCAGCTATCAGCTCACTTCACAAACGCAAAGGTTCGCAACGGACTTGTGAAGATTGCTAAGGTAAGATCAGATGTGTATAACGCAATCATCGACAGCGGACTTGCTACAAGTGCGAAGGGTTCATCTGTAAATGTTGACGACAACGCTATGCTAAAGTTCAAGGGATTCTACATAACAGAAGTACCAGCAGACCTATTCCAGACAAAGGAAGTAGTATATGCTTACGTACAGCACTGCGGTAAGGCGTTCACAGGCATCAACACTGTAAGAACAATCGAGTCAGAGGACTTCAACGGACTAGCACTACAGGGAGCTGGAAGTGCTGGCGAGTATGTACCAGCTGATAATAAGAAGGCAATCGCAAAGGTAACAGTTACTGGAGTATAAGCCTTTAGAGAGTAGGCAGTAGACAGAGCCTAAAAGGGGGAAATAAAGGGAAGGACAAAAACAAGTCCTTCTCTTTTGTTTTATGTAACAAGGAGGAAAATCACTATGTATAAAGTTTTAGAGCAGTTCCATGACCTAGAGGACTTTACAACAGATAAAAAGGGCGAGAAGACCTATTTTGAGTACAATGAAGGCGATACATATCCTAGAGAAGGATATGAGCCAGCAGAGTGGAGAATCGACGAGCTGATGGGTGGAGACAACCCACTAAGAAACCCTCTAATCAAGGAAGTGGGCGACGATTCAGAGCCGACAGATGTAACAGAGGCAACTAATGGAGCAGATGTAACAGAGGAAGGCGAGGAGTAATGTATTTAGATAGTATCAAGGCACTGCTAGGACCACTAGGCTATAAGCACGAGGAATTAATCTATCGAATAGCCTACATGACCGAGCAAAGGCTAAAAGTCCTTATATCGAGCGAAGAAGTGCCTCAAGAACTATCATACATTGTCGTTGAGGTATCCGTCGCAAGGTTTAATCGTATCGGCTCAGAGGGATTGTCTTCTCACAATGTTGAAGGCGAACAAATGACATGGAGCAATGATGATTTTAAGCCTTACACAAAGGATATTGAGACCTATCTGAAGAACAAATCGAACAGCACTCAAGGAAGGGTGAGGTTTATATGAGGTACGACAAAGTAATCACCCCATGTGAAGAGAATAGAGGACTTTACAACGAAGATACGGGCGACTATGACGATGTCAGTGACACATACAATGAGCCTATCATTGCATCGGTTTGTGACGCATCAGATGAGGTCGTAAAGCTAGTGTATGGCGAAATAAGAGAGGGCGTGCTGATGATACATGTACCAACCAATGACATCGATGTTAAAACGGACTACATCATGTACAAAGGCAAGAAGTACCGCATAGACAAGAGGCGAAATTTGAGGTTTAAGACGACTTTTATCGTCTCGGAGGTGCATTGATATGTCAATCAAGATAAGCGGAGCAGACAAGCTGTCTGATGCGTTAAAGCACGCTCAGAAGATGGTTGATGTTAAGGCTTGCATTAGTAAGCATGGTGCAGACCTTAACAAGGTCATGGTTGAAAAAGCACCCGTCAAGACTGGCTTTTTGCGAAGGAGCATCAAGCTCAGTAAGGGCGATGATGGTATGAGCGTGACAGTTGAGCCAACGGCAGAGTACGCACCATACTTGGAGTACGGTACAAGGTTTATGAAAGAGCATCCGTTCGTTAAGCCAGCTCTTGAAAAGGTTAAACCAAAGTTTATAAGGGATGTAAAGAAAATCATGAAAGGTTAGGTGGAAATGAGAAGAGACCCACAGCAAGAGATATTTGCCAAAGTCCGCAAAGAGCTAGAAAACCGCTATGGAATACTAGTGTTTGATACAGTCATTCCATCTAAAGAGGTTGAGTATCCATTCATCGTGATTGCTGGGACCACGCAGACGGACATGCAGAACAAAACTGCACTATTCGGCACGGTGGCACTGACTATTCACGTATGGCACAACAACATGCTTCAGAGAGGCACATTCTCTACGATGCTACTTGATGTCAAGGACATCGTAAGAGGAATAGAGACGACAGAGAATCGCTCATGGAATCTAGTAGAAACCAATCAAACAATCATGGAGGACGACACGACCGCTCATGCATTGTTGCACGGAATACTAGAATTTACATGGACATTTAGCTGAAGAGCACAAATAAGAAAGTAATTAACACAACTATTAGTTAGGAGGAATAGACATGGCACAGGCAACTATGACAGCTGTAGCTGGAAAGAAGATAGTATACCTTTACAGACTTTTGTCAAAGGCAGCAACAGAAAAGGGTGCAGCGATTGCGTTTGTAACAGAAAATGGTCGCTCAAAGTCAAAGGATGCTGACTCAACAGCAACAAAGGACGGAAAGATAAGAACTCCAGGAGTCGCTGAGACAGAAATCACTTGTACATCAATCCTTTCAAAGGGTGACAAGCTACTCAAGTCACTTGAGGATGCACTAGACAACGACGAAATCGTTGAGATTTGGGAGGCTAACCTTGAAGAGGCTGGCACTGGTGCGAACAAGTATGCTGGCAGATATTTTCAGGGATATCTCACAAACTTCGAGATCAAGTCAGGAGCTGAGGATATGGTCGAAGTATCACTCACATTCGGAATCAATGGCTCAGGAGTTAGAGGCGATGTAACAGTGACAAATGAACAGCAGGCCGTTGCGTCTTATGTATTTAAGGACACAACAGCTGGAGCATAGAGGAAGAGTAAGGGCGGTTTAGCAGACCGCCTTTTTTTGTACAAATAATCATATCTATTGATTGAGAGAGGAAAAGAAAATGAACACAATGGAGCTTGAAATCAACGGAAAAACCTATGCTTTTAAGTTTGGCATGGGTTTTTTGCTTGAAATAAATAAAACATATGAGGTCGAATCAGCCGGAACTAAGAACAAGGAAAAGGCTGGCCTTGCGTTTAATATCAGCGGAATACTTGATAAGAACCCTGAGTCACTGCTTACAGTCCTAGAAATCGCCAACAAGACTGAAACACCTAGAATCAGTAAGAGCGACATCATGGCATACATAGAGAGCGAAGACACAGACATCGACGGACTATTTGCAGAGGTGCTTGATTTTTTATCGAAAGCCAACTGTACCAAGAACATGACTCTGAAGATACAGAAGGCAGCGAAAGAGGCAGAGGAAGAAGAGAAAGCACTCAAGCAGAGACAGAAGGAACTCATGGGAATGCTCAGTCAATAGAGGAAATCTACGAGGCGATTGCAATAGACTGCTTTAGGTTCTTTGGGTTTAAGCGAATTGAAGAGGTGAACACTCTGACATTTCCTGAATATCAACTACTAGTAAAGGCTCACAATCTTAAGCAAGTAGACGAGCAGTACAAACTACACTGGCAAGCTTATTTGAACTTTGCTGCATCCGCTAAAAAGAGAGCTGGCAAAGACAAGATAAAGCCAGTATTTGCACGATTTGACAACTTCTTTGACTACGAGGCAGAACTAGATAAGGCAAGAGGAATCAAGAGAGATAACGACAGACTGATTGCAATTGGAAAAATAATGAAACAAGGAAAGGGGGAGACACATGGCTGATTATTCTGTAAAGGCGATACTATCAGCAGTAGATAAGAACTTTACTAGCACATTTGCAAAGGCAGACAGAAGTGTACTAGGGTTACAGTCGAGACTGTCGAGAGGTTTTGGTTTTGGACTATTCGCTGGCGCTGGTCAAGCTGCGTTTAACAAAGTAACTGGTGCTATCGGTGGAATGAAGAACGAGCTTATAGAATCATCAAGAGCATGGCAGAACTTCGAGGCTAACATGCAAATGAATGGACACACCAAGAAAGAAATCGCTGAGACTAGAAAGGAACTGCAGAAGTATGCAGAGCAGACCATATACAGCTCATCCGACATGGCGAGCACGTTCGCTCAGTTTGATGCAGTAGGTGTCAAAGGTTCAAAAGACCTTGTAAAAGCTTTCGGTGGAATCGCAGCTGCGTCAGAAAACCCACGACAAGCGATGAAAACACTATCCGTTCAAGGCGTACAGATGGCAGCTAAGCCTTATGTATCATGGATGGACTTCAAGCTGATGTTAGAGCAGACACCAGCCGGAATATCCAAAATCGCTAAGACAATGGGGATGACAACAGCTGAACTTGTTGCAAATGTACAAGCTGGCAAGGTCAAGACTGAGGACTTCTTCGAGGCTATCAAAAAGACTGCTGGTGCTGGTAGTGATCTACAGAAGATGGCGACACAGTACAAGGACATCGGTCAAGCACTTGACGGACTAAAGGAGACAATATCAAACAAGCTACAGCCAGCATTCATGGCCTTTAATGCTAAGGGAATTAAGGTCGTAACAACGGCTACAAACGAGTTATCGGACGCAATCGACAGATTGACCGAGGCATTCGAGAAAAACGGTCTGAGCGGAGTTTTGGAAGAACTAGCGTCATCTGCTGGTAAACTACCAGCTCCACTAAGGGAGATTGCCTCTGTTGGTGGAGCGATGGCTGGCATTTTTGTAGGCCGTAAGATATTTAATCCAAAGACATTCGAAATGGTAGGCGATGGCATAGGGCTTGTGAATCGTGGTATCAAATCTATACCAGCTGGACTAGATAAGGCAACAGAGGGCCTATTCAAACTGCAGACCATCACAGGTCGTTTTGATATTGGTTCACGAGGCAACAGGATATGGAAGAGCATATACTTGCCATTCGAAAAGGCCTCAGCGATGTCATTTAGTGTAATAGATCGAATGGGTAGCATGTTACCAAACAGAGTTACGGCCATAGGTGGACGATTAGGCGGTGCGTTTGGTGCTGTAGGTGGCAAAGTAACTAGTGGACTTACTAAGATGATGGGCTTAGGATTAAGGCTCATACTTCCAGCCGCCTTAATTGCGACAGCAATTGCTGGACTAGGTGTGCTAGCCAATGCTTATGGCGACAAAATCAACGATATGATCAAGATTGCCGTTGAGAAAGGTCCGGAAGTAATAGCAAACTTCACAAAGGGAGTGACAAGCAAGTTACCTGATTTAATCAATAGCGGTTCACAATTGCTGATTAACTTCCTTAACGGACTAGCTCAATTACTTCCTAACGTGCTGGAGAGTGCTTTTACAATAATTGAGACACTTGTCAATGGACTATCAGCGAACGCACCGAGCATCATCACAAGTGCGGTTGAAGTTTTATCAAAGTTCATCATGGGTATCGCTGAGCATCTCCCTGATCTAATCGTTACCGGAATGAATTTGCTTGCCTCACTTGCGAAAGGTATTGCTCAGAACTTCCCACAGATAGCTGAGACCGCCTTTAATGCACTCATGAAGTTTGTTGATGGCATGATTAACAATCTACCACAAATACTACAAGCAGCCGCACAGATTGTGCTGTCGCTGATCAGTGGACTTGTAGCTGCGTTCCCTACAATCATTCAAAAGGGTGTAGAGCTCATCGGTAAGCTAATCAGCGGAATCGTACAAGCCATACCAGAAGTATTCACTGCGATTTTAGGATTAGGCAAGGGAATTGTTGACAGAGTCTCTAAGATTGACCTAAAGAGCATAGGAAAGGCTATCATACACGGATTTTTGGGAGGACTGACAGCTGGCTTTGAAAAAGTAAAGAACTTTGTCGGAGGAATTGCCGGTTGGATCAAGAAACATAAAGGCCCTATCGAATACGATAAGAGACTTCTCATTCCAGCTGGTAACGCAATCATGAGCGGACTTGATAAGGGATTGACTTCTTCGTTCTCAAAGGTCAAGAGGACAGTTGACGGAATGGGTTCAAGCATTGCTGATAGCTTTGGAATCGGTAGGCAGATGAGCTTTGCTGGTATACCGACAGCCAGTCTATCAAGTGAGTACGACTATGATGCAGTAGCAAGGTACACAGTGATCGTTCCAGTCGAACTAGATGGCAAAGAAATCGCAAAGGCAACAGCAGACCCTATGCGTGAGGAATTAAACAAGCGAGAGAAGAGGGAAGGAAGGAGACACGGACGTGTATAGATTTACTGACGTGACCGAAAAGGGTAGCACAATGCTACCCTCTGAGGCCTTACGAATAAACGGCAAATACATCGAAGAGCTTGTCAAAGGCTATAAGACGCTCAATGTAAAGGGCAGAGAGATACTTCTAGCAGACATAGACGAATATTCTACAGGTGGAGCTGATGGCACTAGTATGCGAAGACGAAAGTATCCAGCTAGAGTCATCACAGTGACCTTCCAGCTCATCGCAGAGACTAACGAGGAATATCGAAGGGCCTTTGAGAAACTCAATGCAGTTTTAAATGTTGAGGATGCACAGCTTATTTTCGACGATGAAAAGGACAGGTACTACATCGGCACTCCATCAAGCTATGAAGACATAGATCCTGGTCGTAACGCAGTCGTGGGAAAATTCTCCATAAAATGCTTTGACCCATTCAAATACGCACTTACGGAAAAGGTGGTTACTGCGAATAAAGACAAGGTTTTTGAATTCAACTATGATGGCACTTATCCAGCACACCCACATTTTGAAGTGTCTTTACCAGAATCGTCATGTGGATATATGGCATTTGTCAACCAAGACGGTAAGATTATTCAGCTAGGCAATCCGTCAGAGATTGACGGAATAGCATTGCCACCATCTGAGCGACTAATCGACATATCAAGATATACCAATCCATTCAAGGCAAGTGAGTGGAAGATTAACGAGAAGAATATACCATCGCTACATGGAATGGTGGCAATCGATGGAACATTAGATACAGTCGCAGATAAGGTACAAGCTAGGACTTACGGAAATGGAGCAAAATTCCACGGTCCATCAATAACTAAGATGGTTAAAGCTGATAAGAGCGGACACATTGGAGCTATGAATTTTAGATGCACATTCTCACATAAGTTCTGTTTGTCAAAGGATATCATAAATCAGCAAGGTGCTTTCAATGTGCTCTTTTGTCACAATACTGGCACAGAGCGATATCTTGTCACCGCATTTTCGATAGAAACATACGAGGCACCTAGAGTCGCGCTGACAAGGATGTTCGAGGGAGATGTAGGTATTTCCACGTATGGCCCTGATGTCACAATCGATTTTGATAACCTAAAGACTGGAGCCTCTGAGCATGCATCAAACACATGCACAGTAACTAAAGTGGGCGAAGTGGTGACTTTTAATATCTATGGGACAAAGAAATCAATAACCATAAGAGATCGAGACAACAGAGAAGTAAACGAAATTAGCATCGTTTTCGCTGCGTATGGTAATAAGCCGACTTTAGGACTTAATATGCTATATGATTTAACCTTTACTAAGGATCATACGACGACATTTATTGACATTCCAAACAAGTTTTCGCAAGGCGACAACATCAAAGTGAATGGAGACGAGGGTCGCATCATAGTCAACAATCTCGAAACACCTGAGTACGGAGCAATCGGCAATGACTGGGAAGGTTTTAAGCTAACGCAAGGAGCAAATCGTATCAATGTAGCCATGTCAGACTGGACAAAGAACGCACAGCTAAAACTAAAGTACAGAGAGAGGTACATATAAATGATAATCTATTTTGCAGACAAAAAACTAAACATACTAGGTATGGCCTCCACCAAACTATCCAAAGGCTTTAAAATCACCGATGACAGCAAGGTTCAAGCAGTGGACACAGGTATCGCCACTCTAGGCTTTAAAATCGTTTATACAAGCGAAAATAAGGCTCTGCTAGAGCAAATGACAACGACTGGCAATCAGCTTTTATGCTCAAGGGATGGCAAAGACGAGGTATACACCATCATCGACACTGTGGAAGATTCCAAGAACCAGGATATCGAAGTGTATGCGGAAGATGCTGGACTTGATCTATTAAACGAGATAGCGGAGCCGTTTACCTCTGCAGAGGCAAAACCTATCAGCTGGTACATTGAAAAGTGGACTAAAGATAGTGGCTTTGAGATAGGTATTAATGAAATCTCAGACCGCTCTAGGAAACTCAGCTGGGATGGAGAGGCGACTGTCACTGAAAGGCTTGCTAGCTTATCGAAACAATTTGACGCAGAGGTATCGTATAGCTTTGACATCAAAGGACTTACAGTGGCACACAAATACATCAATATCCACAAACGCAGAGGCAAGGACGTAAAAGAGGAGCTCAGACTGAATCGTGACATAGATCGTATAGTTGTGAAAAAATCTATATCGAATCTTGCGACAGCTCTAATCGTCAAAGGTGGAACTCCAGAAGGTCAGAACGAGCCTATCACTTTGAAAGGCTATGTATATGATGATGGCGATTTTTATGTAGACGCAGACGGAAGGCTATGCTCAAGGACTGCACTTGCTAAGTGGGGAAGAATAAGCGAGATCACATCGGAAGACGGACTGAAGAAGACACAGACATTCAAGCACATCACAAAGACATATAGCTATGACACAGTGGTACAGAAGACACTTTGTAACCACGCAATCGGCAAGCTAAAGAAGATTAGAGATATTGAGGAGAACTACGAGATTGATATCAATAGACTTCCTGAAAACATCTCAATCGGTGACAGAATCAACATCATTGACGAGGCTGGAAAACTCTACCTATCGGCTAGACTGCTCAAGCTGGAGGAATCTATCGACGATGGAATGCAAAAGGCCACTTTAGGCGAGTATCTCATCCAAGATAGTGGAATCTATCAGTCAATTGTTGACCTTGCGAACGAGCTCAAGGCTCTTCCACGACCTAAGCCACTATACACATGGATTGCTTATGCAGATGATAATCACGGAAATGGAATATCATCCTCTGCAGATGGCAAAGCATATCTAGGCATCAGCAACGGACAAGCAAGCGAGACAGTAGACCTAAGCAAGCCTGAGCTCTTTACATGGAGCAAAATCAAAGGTAGTGATGGAAAGTCAGCCTATACATGGATAGCATATGCAAGTGATGACAAAGGCACAAACTTTGCACACACATACTCAAATATTCATACATGGACAGGAATCGCACTAGGCAAGGAAGTTGAGACACCTTCAAGCGACTACACGGAATACAGCTGGCATCCAATTGTTGACGAAACACTAAGACAAGATATAAGCTCAATCAGCACAATGCTAGGGGTGTCAGTTGAAGAGGCACAGAAGACAGCTACAAACTACATCACAGCATCCCCCCAGGGCATCATGGTTGCAGACCTACAAGATGGCTCAGAAACACCTGAAAATGCGACAGGCTCAAATGTGCTTATCACAAATGAGGCTGTAAATATCAGAAATGGGCAGAGTGTGAATGCATCGTTTGGAAATGCGGTGGTAATCCGTAGCGAGGAATCGGAGCTTAATCTCAAAAAGTCGCTTGAAATCGGATATATCAACACCTCTGCAGAGGGGACAATTAGAGCAAGTCTATCACCTAGAGGACTAGCAATGACTAGCGGTGTGGCTACTATCAATCTAGGCCCATCTTTTGTGATAGGTCCTAAAGGTGGTGTCAATGCTGGAATGCATGATGGTAGCAAGTCGTTTGTATTTGACAGAGACGGACTAAGCTCATCGCATGTAATCTATGTACCTGAGCTCAAAATTGGCAATGTAAGTCTCAAGGCAACTGGAAATCAGCTATACACAGATGGTGGCTTTAAAGCTAAGAGTGTTGCTGGGTCGTTTATGCAAGCAAACTCGACGCAAAACATAACTCTTATGAAGAATGGTGTTATCACACCATTTCAGCTCAATAACGCACTGTTTTCAAGTGGCGATGTGTTTTCGCTCATCAATGGTGCAATCAAAGTCAGCGAGGGAGGACTGTATGAAATCAGTGCTGGTGTCTACTTTGAGAACGATGTTGCGGCATCTCCATTTAATGGCGTGTATGTCAAGTCAAATGGTAATGAAATTGCATCAACAGTTATCACAACAAGGGCTGGCGGAGGCATTGGACTTGCCTCGAAGGTGGTATCGCTGACAGCTGGTGCAGAGGTGACTTTGAACGCTAGGCACATCGGAGGGGCTAATGTCACAGCCGAGGGAAATAATCCAGCTACTTACCTCTATATCAAATATCTATGCAGAGCAGAAGGGTAAAATAGGAGGGCATATGGAACAGTTTACAAGCGAAGATTGTTATAGACGCAGAGAAAGCGACATAAAAAAACTAGAAGAGCATACTCACGGAATTATCTCCCTTGAAAAGAGGATGGACTCACTTGAGAATATGACATCCGAACTTCAAAAGATGAATGTTAGCTTACAGTTAATGGTGCAAAAGATGGACGCACATCAGGAAGAACTCAACGAGCAAGGCGAACGAATCAATGCACTTGAGCAAGTTCCTAAGATGAGATGGAACGCAGTCATACAAGCGATCATATCCGTTGTCATTGGCTCAGTTCTCACGCTAGGTATTCAAAATATTTTAGTTAGGTAAAGGTGGAAATAACTCCACCTTTTTTATTTATTTCAAGATAGGAGGTATATCATGAATCTTGAATTTTTAACAAATCTTTACATCCCACTAGTTATCGCAGTGTGCTTAGTAGTAGGCTACTTGATGAAGAAATTCCTACCAACCGACAACAAGTACATTCCGCTCACAGTCACAGTGCTAGGAGCAGTGCTAGGCTGTATCAACGCACAGGCGATAACTCTAGTGGCAATTGCAAGCGGCATGATCAGTGGACTTGCAAGCACTGGCTTGCATCAGATATTTAAGCAGATTTTAAAATTAGAAAATACCGAGGAAGTTAAGGACTTCAAGGACTTGGAGGGTTAATATGTTGCACGGAATTGATATTTCAGGATGGCAAGAGGGTATACAGCTAGCAAGTGTGCCCGCAGATTTTGTAATAATCAAAGGAACCGGCGGTGCCGGATATGTATCTGCAG